GGACGCTCAGACCAATGTCGCGCCGGAACCTTTCGGGGGTTGGGTTCCGGCGCATCCAAACGAAGAGCCACCATTTTAGATAGGACATGCCATGCTTGTAAGCCTAACGCAGAAAGAGGTCGCACAATGCCACCAAGCCGCAGCAATGCGCTGGCAATTGGCCCGAGCTTCTGGCGTTGTTAATCAGCGCAGGGACAAGGGCAGGTCCGACGCTGATCTGGATTTGCTGGGAGTAAAGGCAGAGCTTGCCGTGTCTAAAGTGTTTGATCTCGACCACATCCACGCCGTTGGCGTAGATGATGGCCGAGATGTATGGCTTGATGATATTTCTGTTGACGTGAAGGCCACGTTCTATTCTACCGGGCGGCTACTTTTTAAGAAGCGTGAGGCGTTCAAGGCTGACTGCTCTATTCTGGTGTGCCAGCAAGCGCCTGACCGAATGCACGTTGTGGGATACATACCCAAGACGCATTTTATGGATCAGGCATATGAGATTGACCTTGGCCACGGCAAAGGTTGGGCAATGGATCAGGAAAATCTGTTGCCGCTTGAGAAATTGTGGGGCATTGCCCGCAGCATAAAACTAAAGGAAAGCAAATGAACAAAATTATCATAACAAACGCGCACGCTCACGGCTTTGCATTCGCCTGCGATACGGAAACACAAGGTCAGGTCTTCATCCCGGTTCACATTGCCGAGGGCTTTGACCTTGCGCCGGGAGACGAGATCGAGGCTGTGCTTGTGCCTAATTATCAAGATAAGTCTGACAAAGGCACGCCTTGGCAGGCTGTGAAGTTGCAGCGTGACAGCGTAAGCGAAGTTTGCGAAAAAGTCTCTCTGGATAAATCGCAAACATTAAATCAAGAAGCTCTGGACGCAGATATAGCGAACTTTATTATTAGCGCTGGCGGTTATCACACCACGGCAGAGATTGCCGATTATTTCGAGATTAACCACAAGACAGCAGGAAACGCAGCCCAACGCCTTTTTAATGCTGGCAAGATTGCGAAAGCTGACGTGTTCAATCGTGTAGGCCAGCAAAGGCCAACAATTATCTTATGGGCCGCCTCGGCTAAGACATTTATTGAGGTGGTATGATGGGCCTGTCCGTTAAGGGGGTAACAACTTCGGGAAGTCATTACCCACTTAACAAAAGCGCAACTGAAAACTTTTTTTAATCTTAGTTGCACTTTATGCTTGAGTATATATAATACATATGCGAACAATGAGGAAATGGAGGAAAACATGACAATCATCAAATCAGAAGACATGTCGAACGAAGAGTACCACGCGCATCACGCGTTTGGCTCAACGGCAGTTAAGACCGCAGCAAACAAAAGCATTGCGCATCTGTTTGGCGCGGAGCGTAAGGAAAGCCATGCCTACGCATTGGGCAGCTCTGTACATGCCATTCTGCTTGAGCCAGAGAAAGACCTGATTGTGCGTGGGCCTGAGACCCGGCGCGGCAAGGCTTGGTCCGACTTGAAAGATGAGTGCGATGCCGCTGGCAAGATATTGCTCACCGAGGCGGATTACACGCTGGCAAATAAAATGGCTGACGCCTGCCTGCAAAACCGAACGGCAAATCATTTGCTCACAAACCCGGACATGCTCGCAGAGGCTTCGTTCTTCGCCACTGACCCCGACATTGACATTGACCTAAAGACACGTCCAGATGGCCTCCTGCGCCAAGCTGGCATTGTACTGGACATCAAAACGACCCAAGACGCATCACCACGGGGCTTTGATCGTTCTGTTCGTCAGTTCGGCTATGACTTGCAGGCTGCATTTTACATGCACGTCCTAAAACTAAACGGCATTCGCGTTGAGAATTTTATTTTCATCTGCATTGAGAAAGACGCGCCGCACGTCACTGCGTGCCATGAGCTTTCTGAGATGTACCTGCGCCATGCTCACAACCGAATGATTGCTGCGCTGCATGACATCAAGCACGCAGTCGAGACAGAGGAATACGGCACGAATTGGCCAGACTTAAACACCATTCACTTGCCAGCGTGGCTGGACAGTGACGAGGCGTTTTAACTTATCCCAGTGCAGGGGTGCTGCACAACATTGAGAGGAGTTGCAAAATGCAACACATGATTACAGAAGTCACCGCGCGTTACCCGCGTCTAAATTCCACCTACAAGTTCGACACATACGAGAACAAGTCGGTGAAATGCGATGCGTTTGACGACGGTGCAGCATATGAGATGAGCTTTGTAATGTCTGACGACAAGGCAAAAGAGCTTCATCGCATCTGCATGGAAGCATACGCCAACGCTGCGGCGCTGGACACAAAGCGCAAATGGCCAGAGAAGCCAGCAATGCTTCCATACAAGCGCAACGATGACGGCGAAGTCGTCGGCAAGTGTAAGCTGAAAGGTGCCTACGGTGGTGATAAGACACAGCCACCAAAGCAAGTTGACGCTCAACGCAACAAGCTGCCGGATGATTTCATGCTGACCAGCGGAAGCAAGGTCAACGTCGCAGTTGTTGTTGTGCCGTACAATACAGGCAGTCTGAATGGCGTGTCACTGCGCTTGCGTGCTGTGCAGGTCTTGGACCTTGCTGAGGCGCAGGGTTCGGATGATCCATTCGGCACTGTATCGGGCGGGTTCACGTCCAGCGTGACGGCAACGCCAGCGGCGGCTGTGGATGATCCATTCGCAATGCCGGTCGCTACACCATCGCCAGCAGCACATGCTGGTCTGGATGACGAAATACCATTTTAATCTAAACCAAAAAGGAAACTACAATGGAAGTTACTATCGTAAAAGACATGCCAATCCCAAGAGCCTTGAACGGGCGCAACGGTTCTGGATCGAGATATGATGCAGTTTTGAAGCAAGCGAGTGTGGGCGACTGCATTCAGTTCAAGGAAAAAGGCCAGCAGTCTTATTTTTGTCGTCTTCTTCGGAGGAGGGGCATGACCGCAACGACGCGGAAGCACAACGGCCTATACTGCGTTTGGATAACCGCATGAGTGAAATGTTTTATGCTACCCCAAACCAGATGTATAAAATCAACAAGCTCACACATCTACTGAGTGGAGTTGAAGGTGTACCCTCTGCATCTATGCCCATATCAAAGTCGGACGCTAATGACTTGATAAAAGATATGGTTAAGGTTGAGAAGCTGATAGGCAACTCAGATACCGAAGAGCCTAAAAAGGTTAAGAGGTCGAAGACGGTAAAGCCAAATAGAGATGGCGAAATAAAAGTTATCAAAATCTCTATCTAAAAAGAGTGTGGCCCGGCACTTACACGCCGGGCCACACAATACCAAAAAGGAAACCCACCACAATGAAGAAGGTGTATAGATATGGTAGCCGACCTTAGCCGTGAAAGCAAGTTTCCAGCCGCTCAGTGGAGCGAGTTTGGTCACAGCATCATACGCAATCTTGAGCTGAAAAAGACTGCGCAGGGCGAGTATCACGGTCCATGTCCATCATGCGCTGGCACAGACAGATTTTGGATCAAAGAGTTCCACGGCGAAGTTATGGTCAACTGCCGCAAGTGCAATGATTACAAATCAATTAAAGATAGACTGCGCGATATGTCATTGTGGCCACAGCCCGGACATACGCCTAAATTGGAGGTGGCAAGAGTTGACATTGACTGGCCAGAGCGTGACGCCATGAGCGACCACCCGTATCTTGAGAAGAAAAAGATTAAGCTGCACAATGCCAAGGTGGACGGCGACACGCTGACCATCCCAATCATTGACGTGCGCGGCAAGCGTGTCGGCGCTCAGTTTATTGATGCCGACGGCAAGAAAAAGTTTTCCTACCAGCTCCCCGTGATTGGCAACTTCAGTGTCATCGGTGGACCCATTCGAGACTTCGCATATGTTGCAGAAGGCTGGGCAACGGCCGCAACTGTGCATGAGGCTACAGGCAAGCCGTGCGTGTTCGCTCTAAATGCAGGGAACATTTTGGCCGTGATCGACAACCTGCAACAAGCCAAGCCGGATGCCGAGCTTGTTATTGCAGGCGACAACGACGATGCCGGGCGCAAGGAGTGCGAGCGTGCATTCTCTGAACTTGGCGTTGAATACATCCTGCCAGACATAGAGGGCTGGGATTACTCTGACGTATGGGTAAACCAAGGCCCAGCAGCGGCAAAGAAAGCATTGACCGTGCAAAGCGTCATGGATCAAATCTTCATGCCGGAAGACGCGATACCGCAACTCAGCCGAAACTATCTTGTGAAGGGCTGGCTTGGCGAGGGGCAAATGTCTGTGATCTACGGCCCGTCGAATGTGGGAAAGTCATTCTTCGCCCTTGACCTTGCGTGGCACATTGCCTGCGGGCAGGAGTGGAACGGCCACAAGGTTATTGGCGGCTCTGTCTTATACCTCGCAACAGAGGGCGGCATGGCGTTCCACAATCGCGTTGTTGCGCTAAAGAAAAAATAC